CATCATTTAATGAAGCATCATGTGCTATTAAATTATTAATTATTGCTTTATTAGAAACATCTAAATTATTTAAATTAGTATTATTTTTTACATCTAAATTATTAATATTAGCTTTATTATTAATATATAAATTATTAGAAGTAGTATCAATCACTTCTAAAGTATTTAAATGAGTATTTTGTTTAACATATAAATTATTATGAATATGAACATCATCTAATAAATTAGTTGAACCATTAACTACAATATTATTTAAATTAGTATTATGTTTAACATGTAAATCTCCATTAATTACTGCATTATTACTAATATCTAAACTTTTTGAATGTAAATTTAAAGATTGTATATTCATACCAAATATATTTTCAGAAGCAATATTACTTGTCCTTAAATTATCTATATAACCATTATGTAATCTCATTTCATTTGCTGAAATATCATTTGCATGAATTAATAATGAAGTCATTTTTTTAGCATCTAAATTTTTAACATTCAATAATTCTAATTTAGATAAATCTAATGATTCTAAACCTTTTAAATGTTTAATTATTGCATCATCACAATGTAGATCATTAATATGACAATTAGATACATCAATAAAATTAGCAGTAATCATATCAAAATGACCATCTTGTTCTTCAATCATTTTCTTAATTTCTTCAATTTCTTTATTTAAAAAATCAATATTATTAGTATTATCTATTAATTTTTGAATAATATACCTGTTTCTATAACCACTATAGATATTTATCATTAATATATATATATAAATATATAATATTATATTTTTTTTATTTAGTTAGATTAAAAATATCATCTCTTGCAATTTTATTTAATATTAAATAGTTATAAAAAAATAATAAAAAAAATAATAAAAAAAATAAAATTAAAAAATATTAAAATATAAGACAATATCATAATAGAATAAAAAAATATAATGGATGATATTAATGATATATTACATAATTTTGATATTGATGATTTAATAAAATATTATATTATAAAATTAAAAAATTTAAATGGTTTCAATCTAAATTTAAATTTAATAGAAAATACTAAATTAATATCATATTTAGATATTATAAGTGATTATAATAAAATAATTTTAGTATATGATATAGAATTTTTTAATATATTATATACAGATGAAAATAAATATTTACATGTTAAAAAATTATCATTCAATGACAATGAATATTATTATAATACTATTAGAGAATTAGGTGGATTGATTTTCATTAAATCTAATAATAATTTATGGTATTATATCGGTGATTTCTTATTTACTTTCGATTTTCCTGTTGATAAAAAATATATTTGTTTAATTTCTAATGATTATAGTGATGTTACTGATATTACTAGAAATAATATGATAAATCTTGAAAATCAAATTTTATTATATAAAAAATATAATTTAGATTATTTTATTAATAATATTAATCAAGATAATATTCATGATATATATAAATTAGTTAAATCTATTAATAATGATATAATTTATAAAAATTTAACTAATGATAAAATTATCTTTTTTGATGATAATAATAATAATATTGATAAAATTAAAAATTATTTAAAAAAATTATATAAGGAATTAGTTGAATTAAAACATCAATATTATCCTGATTTAATTAATGACACTACTATTAATAAAATTATATATGATATTAATAATTTATATATTAATGATAAAAATATACAAAATAGAATGATTAATTATGATGATTTAGATATATTTATTAATATTTTTAATAAATCAAAAAAAATTGGTAAAGAATTAATTGATATTAGTGCCATTATTAATACTTCTTTTCTTAAAAATATTCATAAACCTATTATTGATAAATATTTTGATATCGCTTTTTATAATCCATTTAGTCGTTTATTATGTAATGGTGCTAAATTAGAAACTACTTATAATTGTGTTCTTAATAAATTAGATTCTGATATCTTCTCTTTTAATTCTTCTTCTAAATTTAATTTATCTAATATTGTTGATTTAACTAGAGCTCATAATCCAACTGTTGATGCTTATATGACTCTTATTGTTTGTTTCTATATTATTAAAAAATTAAAAAATTAAATAAATAAATAACGAGCTCAGTGAGATAAACTTGTTTATCGATGCGAGTATATATTATTATTTTATTAAATTATCATCATTATTTATTTTTTATTAAATTATCATCATTATTTATTTTTTATTAAATTATCATCATTATTTATTTTTTATTAAATTATCATCATTATAATAACTCGCATCGATAAACAAGTTTATCTCACTGAGCTCGTTATTTATTTATTTATTTAATTATAATATCTAATGAATCTTTAATTTTATTAATAATATTAATATTTTTGAATGAGAAATCTTTAATTTTATAAGGATCAATATTAATTTTTAGATATATATTTCTAATATCACCATTTAATGATTTATCTTTATTTAAATATAATAAATTTAATAATTCATCACATTTTGATTTATTACCAGAAATAATGATTAGATGATCTATACCAGGTAATATATATAATTCGAGATTAATGTCAAAATATTTATATTTAGTGATATAATATTCAAAATATGTGATATTATTATAACCTAATAATTTAAATAATTGTAAAGCTATTTCATCATCATTTATAAATAATTTTGTTTCATCTAATAATTTATTAAAATTTTGATGTCTAATCAAACTTAAATCAATATCATTATCTTCATTTGTTATTTTAATATATTGATCAATATTATTATTAGATTTTAAAAAAATAAAATGATTTTTTACTAGATGTTTTATATATTTCTTTTTTAATTTATTATCTAATAATAACATCTTTATTATATTCATTATATCTTCATTTATTATATACATATATCTTATATTTATAATTTTATCAATATTATCATCTATTATATCATCATTATTATTACTAATATCATATAAATTAATATTATCAGATAAATCAATAATAGTATAAAAATTGTTTAATAAAGATTGAGAAAATTTATCATTTTTGATATTATTATAATGAATATTATCAAATGTATATAATTTTTTATGTGGTCTTAAATATATCATATATTAATATATTATATATTTTTAAAACCAAGAATTAAAAACTAAATTAACTTTTTCAATCAATTTAGATTCCATATCTTTAATAAAATATTCAATAGAATAAATTAAATTATCTCTATTATTATCTAATCGTTTATTTAATTCATCTAATAAAAATAATATAGTTAAAATATGTTTTTTAGTCCAGATTTTATTAATTTCTTCATATATTTTGAATTTAATATTTTCATTTGTATTTTTTTCTTCAAATAATGAATTATATCCTGTAGACACTAAAGGTGATTTATTTCTTATTTGTATATTATCTTGTATTTCATCATCTAATATATTATTATTTGATATATTATTATTAATTGAATATTCAAACATATCTATTAATCTATTAATAGAATAAATAATATCTTTATTAATATAAGTATCTCTTAATTTTATTAAACCTAATTTACTTTTTTTAAATAATTCTATTAATTCATTTTTATATTCACTATATTGAATATTATTAATTATATAAGTTTTTATAGCATATAATATTGGTAAATGAAGTATATTAATATCTGTTTTTTTATCACCATACCAATATCTTTGTGCTCCTTGTAATACATTATTTGATTGTAAAAATATATGATTCTTATGTATTGCTAATTTTGTTCCTACTGGATAATATGAATTTAATGCTAATATTATTATCACTGATAATGGATCTAAGTAATCATTTCTATCTATCTTATTATTTAGATTCTTTATTATATCACTTCCATATTTTATTATTGATAACATATCCATTTCTTTATTTTATTAATATCATATAAGTAATTTTTTTTTTATATTATATTAAATATTATTTTTTATTTCTTTACATCTCGAGAATTTATTATCTTTATGAATAATTCAAATCTATTATTTAAGATTTTTATATGATTATTTGCTTTCTCTATATTTTCATCTATATATATATTTCTCCAACTATATAAATATTTTGATTCATGATATTTTATACCATTCTCTATCTCTTTTAACTCTATTTCTAATTTTAATAATATTTCTTTTAATCCTTCTAAACATTTATCTATTACTAATAATTGTTTTTCTTCTTTCATATCTTTTTCTTCTTTCATATTTATTTCTTGTTTCATATTTATTTCTTCTTTCATATTTATTTCTTCTTTCATATCTTTTTCTTCTTTCATATTTATTTCTTGTTTCATATTTATTTCTTGTTTTTTATTATTTATTGATAAATCATGAATAAATCTTTCAATAATTTCAATTGTCCATTTTATATCTTTTTCATCTAACCATTTTTTTATATTTGGATAATTTGTTGAATAATGTGTTAAATTATTTATGATATAACTACATGTATTTATTGATGTATGTAATGCAGTTTTTATACCTATATCAAATATTAATGTATAAATTGAACTAAATAACATTTATGATAATATATAATTATATATTATATATAAATTTAGAAAAAATCTCATAAAAATATATATAAATATTTTTTTATGGATAATAAATGTAAAAAAGGTCAAATTTTAAGAAAGGCTTATACGAAACGTTCTGGATCTAAAGTTAAAGCTTCTTGTATTGAAGATAGAGGTTTAGTAGGTCATGGACCAAAAACATTACCACCACTTGATAAAAATTTATCATTAAGTAGATTTGGATATAAATTAGATAAACCTGAAAAAACAAGAAGATCATCTTTGAAAAAAGCTTCAAAGAAATATTCAACTATATCTGTTTTAAAAAGAGTTAATTTAATTAGAAATTATTCAAAATCTATTCCAGAAAATTATGATAAATTATCTAATGATGTTGATTATCTTAAAAAACAATATTCTATTGATAAAAAACATGGTTTGGGTTATAAAAGACCTTCTTATAAGAAAGTATCAAAGAAAACTTCTAAGAAAGTATCAAAGAAAACTTCTAAGAAAGTATCAAAAAAGAAAGTATCAAAAAAGAGATAATTTAATGATAAATATAATAATAATTTACATCACTAATCAAAGATTAGCTCACATAGCTAATAAAAATAATTGTATAAATGAATATTTATATATAATAATAATATAAAATTAATATAACTTAAATAAGTATTAAATATAATATAATTAATAGGGAATTAATTATAATAATATATTAAAATGAATACAAATATGTATATATATGAGAAAAAAAATATTAAATTAGTTAAACCAGATATTTATAAAGAGATATATATGTATAAGATTATTAATGAATTGAAAAATATTTTTATTAATTATTTAAAGAGTATTTGTTGTGAATATAATTCATTAAAAAAATTATTAGAAAGAAATAATAGTAAAATTGATGAATTAATTCAAAGATGGTGTTGGCATCAATATAATTTATCAGATAGTGTTCATAATGTTATACCATATATATTATCAGGTAATTATGATTGGGATAGATTTGTATATGACTTAAAATATATAACAAATATAAAAGAAATGGATGAATTTGATAAAAGAAAAGATTTTGAAAAATTTAAGAAAAAAATACATAATTTCTTAGTGGTTGAATATGGTAAATTTGAAAAATTACAAAATAAAAAAATATTAGTTGAAAAAATTGATAATATTGAAGATTTAACTGATAATGGTTTAGAAATGTCTCCATTTAATAATGATTCATATAGTGATAGATTAATATTAAAATGTATTATTGATACTGATACTGTTTATAAATTAGTTTTATTCAATAAAGTTTATTATAAATTAAAATATAAATTATTAAAAGTTGGTAAATATATTGATATTATTAATAAAGATGTATCTATTGACAGTCAATTAAATGAAATTATTTTCTGTTTATATTTAAGATATTCTTATTTAGATTCAAAAAATCAACAATTAGCTATTATTGAAGATATTAAAAAAATGTTTTTTAAGCATGGTGTTAATTTTGAATTATTTGGTTCTGGTATTAATACTTTTTCTGATAATTATTGTAGTCTATTCTATGATTTAGAAATATTTTTTGGTTCTCATGGTAATTTCTTCGATTTTAAACCTATCAAAGGTATTTATTGGTGTAATCCTCCATATGATTATACTATTATGACTAATGTTGGTAAATATTTTTCTAATTTATTAAATACCAATAATAATATCGCTTTTTTAATCACTATTCCTATTTGGGATGAATATACACAAAAAATTATTGATAAACAATATAATTCTATTTTAGATCATAATTTATCTATATCACAAGAAAATTTTAAAGATTTTGAATTATATTATTTATTGAAACCTTTTATTAAAAAAGAATTAATTATCCCTAAATCTAGAATTCCTTATTTTAATCATAGACGTGATGTTTATATTTATGCTGTTAATACTTATCTTCTATTAGTATATAATGATAATATTAATGATGAATTTAAAAATATTATTGATTCTTTACATAAATGTTTTAATGATATTCATGAACTTGAAAAAAATAATAAATTTGTTAATAGAGATAAAATTAATATCACAAATTTAGATTTATCTAAAGATAAATCTATAACACGTACTGGTACCTTTGGTGATAAATCTAGAAAATTATCAAATGACGATATATCTCGTAATTATATTAATGATCTTATTAATATTAATTCAACTCATTATAATTAAAATGATTAATATTATATCATTTTTTGATTATCTTTATTATAATAATATTTTATTTATAAAATTTTATTATAATCTTTTTTTTTATTAAAATAACTTGATATTAAATTATTTATCTATTTTGATATCATCTCATTATATATTTTCATTTTATCTTCTAATGACATTTTATTATTCATTCTCATTATATTTTGTATTGGTATCTTATATTTTGTCATTAATATATTAATTATCATCTTATTTAACATTTCTTTATCATTTTCATTAGATAATGTTTCATTAGATACTTCACTTAATACATCATTAGATACTTCACTTAATACATCATTAGATACTTCACTTAATATATCATTAGATAATGTATTATTAGATACTTCACTTAATACATCATTAGTTAATGTTTCATTAGATACTTCACTTAATACATCATTAGATAATGTTTCATTAGATAATGTATTATTAGATACTTCACTTAATACATCATTAGATAATGTTTCATTAGATAATGTTTCATTAGATAATGTATTATTAGATACTTCACTTAATACATCATTAGACAATATTTCATTGGATAATATTTCATTAGATAATATTTCATTAGATACTTCACTTAATACATCATTAGATAATGTTTCATTAGATACTTCACTTAATACATCATTAGACAATATTTCATTAGACAATATTTCATTAGATACGTTACTCATAATAAATAAATTATAATAATTATAATAATGAATAAGATAATTATAATAAAAATAAAATTAAATCAAATAATATTAGGTTGAATTTGACTAATCTAAACAAGTGGATACCATTTATTGAATTTTTTATTAAATTCACATTCAAACATAACTTGATCATTACTTTTAAAGATATTACGTAAGAAGATACTTGTTTTTAAATCAGGAACACAAGAAATACCATATCTTTGAATTTTATCTAATTCATAAACTTCATAAACATCAATTTTATTAGTTTTTTGAATAATAAGATTACGTTTAGAATCAATATTTTGATTTTCAATTTGAATACTATTACCATATGAATTAGCATAAACATCAGTACCAGATTTAATTTTATCAAATTCATTATCATTAATATAAATATATTGTTTACCACTAATAATAGGCCAAAATATTATACCATTTATTTTAAATTCATTATTTTTTATTTTTACATATACTAAATCTGATATATCTTCTATATTATAATAAGTTACTACTTTCATTTCTAATTCACCATAAATATAATGATTAATATCATCAATCATAGTATTAATAATATTTTGTTTATTAATAACTTTTTCAGTTAAAATATTATTATTAGAAATATAATACATGTCATAAATTATTAAAAACCATCTATTTTTTTTATAATTTAATTTTGCTTCAAATATTGTTAAATCATAATATTTATCTTCTATTATAATATCATTTTTAAATTTTATTTCATATAATTTTATTTCATCCATATTCATCATTTTATAATCATTTTTTATATCTTTTTTTATTATCATATACATCTTACATTTATTATTATATCTTGTTAATATAATTAAATAATTATATCCTTGATAATGTGGAACTAAATGATATGATGTTTCTTTTATATTATTTAATTGTTCCATATTTTGTAATAATTGATATTTTATTAAATTTATATTCAAATTATCATATATCTTTTTTATTACATATGTTATTTCATTAATATCTTTTATATAATTAAATATATCTAATGGTATATTTTCATCTGTTTCTTTAATATTTTTATCATTTTCATTATTATAATTATCTTGTTTATTAAAATTTATATTTCTATCATTTTTATAATTAGTATTTCTATCATTTTTATAATTAGTATTATTATAATTATCTTGTTTATTAAAATTTGTATTTCTATCATTTTTATAATTATCTTGTTTATTAAAATTTGTATTTTTATCATTTTTATAATTATCTTGTTTATAATTATCTTGTTTATAACTTGAACTAGTATTATTATATTTATTATTATATTTATTATTATAATTATCTTGTTTATAACTTGAACTAGTATTATTAGATTTATTATTATAATTATCTTGTTTATAACTTGAACTAGTATTATTAAATTTATTATTATAATTATCTTTTTTATAATTTGAACTAGTATTATTAGATTTATTATTATAATTATCTTGTTTATAACTTGAACTAGTATTATTAAATTTATTATTATAATTATCTTTTTTATAATTTGAACTAGTATTATTATCACTTAATGTGTCTATATTATTTTTATCATTAAGAGTGTTTATGGTATATTTATTATAATTATCTTGTTTATTAGTAAAATTATTATTATTATGAGTATAACTATTATTTTTATTTTTGTTATATACAATATTATTAGATAAATCTCTTTTATTATTATTATATTTATTATTATTAGTTATATTAGTTGAATAATCTCTTTTTTTATCTAAATTATTATAATTGAAGGTATCTATGTCATTATTATTAATTTTATTAAGACAGAAAAGTATATCACTATCTGAATTATCAATATTTTTTATAAGATTATCAAAATTAGTATTAAATTTATTAGTCATTATAAATAGAATAATTATAATTTAATATTAAATAATGTTTATATTATATTAAATTATCAATATAAATATATCAATATATTAAAATTTCAACTTTATTTAGTGATTGTATATGTGTCAAATTTAGTACCACCATATTGTTTTATTAGATCTTGTTGATTTAAATTACAATCATATAATTGATTTTTATCATTATCTAATACATTATTAATATCTATTATATCATTTAATTTTGGTGCTAATAATGATGTTTGTAAATAATTCATATTATAATTAATATCATTTTTATTATTTTTGATATGAATATTATATGATCGAATATCACTAGTTAAATTATCATAAATATCAGTTATATTTTTAGATTCAGTATTATTAATATCAATAGATTTAACATTAGTATTATTAACTAAATTAGATTGATTAAAATTATTTAAATTAATATCACCATATTTATTATAATTCATATCATATGATTCATTATTATTATAATAATGATATTTATTATTATCTAAATTAAATCGTACTTTTATATGTTTTTTTTTATTTTCATCTATTATATTATTATCAAAATAATCATTAGTTTTAGTAATATTTTGATCTTTAAAGATAATAATGAATGATTTATATAATAATAATAACAACAATATAAATAAAATATATTTCAACATAATATATAGTATTATAATAATATTCAATAAGATTATAATTATATAATTTATATAAAAATATAAAAATTATATATATTTATAAGTTTATATATATGGATAATAATATATTAGAAAGTATTATAGTTGAAAATAGTTTGAGTCAAGATTTTCTTATTGATGAATTATGTAAAGTTTTAAAATTAAATAATTTAAATTTAGATCTTATATCTATAAAAAATGCTGTATCATCATCTTATGATACTTTAACTATTGGTAATAAAAAAACTTTATTAAATCTAGTTAATTTACTTCCAAATCAAATTAATAATTATATTCAAGATATTTTTGAAGATGGAAAATTAGATATGAATGATTTAATTCCATTAAGTAATTTAATAAGATATTTAGTAGAAAATTTTAATATATTAAAAGATACTAAAAAAGTAGATACTGAAGTTATTATTTTATTGATTAGATTAATTGTTGTTTTAATTATTCAAAAATATGGTGATATTAAAGATTATATACAAATTATTAATTTATCATTTGATTGTTTAAGTATGGTTATTAGAGGATATGAAATTAAAAATAGTTTTTTTTGTTGTTGTTGAAAAAAATAATCTTTATATAAAATAATTGAAAAATTAATTAATTAAATAATATTAATAATAGATAATATATATTATTATTAACATTATATCAATGAATTATAATACTAATAAAAAAACAATTAATACTAAATCTATTAAAAATAGTAAATTAGACAAATTAGATATAAATAATATGTCTAATAAATTAGATAAAAAAAAAGATAAAAAGAAAAAAAATGATATTATAATTGATGATAAAAAATGTTTCACTATTGATATTAATGAAGATTTTGAATTATCTAATTATATATCTAATATTGAATCTTCTAATAATAATCATTATATTAAAAATAGATTACCTTGGATAGAAAAATATAGACCTTCTAATAATGAAGATCTTATATTATGTCCTATTATGAAAAATAAAATTGATAATATAATAAAATCAAAAACATTACCAAATATTATTTTAACTGGATCACCTGGTACTGGTAAAACTAGTACTGTCTTATATTTAGCTAAAAAAATTATTGGATCTAAATATAAAGATAATATATTAGAATTAAATGCTTCTGATAATAGAGGTTTGGATTATATTAATTCTAGTGTTTTATATTTTTGTAAAAAAAAGATATCACAAGATAATCTATCTAATGAACATAAATTTATTATTTTTGATGAAGCTGATAATATTACTAAAAAAGCTCAAAATGCTCTTGCTAACTTGATGGAACAATATTCTAATAATACTAGATTTGCTTTCACATGTAATGATTCTTCTAAAATTATAGAAGGTATTCAAAGTAGATGTATTATTTTACAATATTTACCATTAGAAAAAGATAAAATTAGTGAAAGAATTATTAATATTTGTAATAAAGAAAATATTAAATTTAATATAGATGGTATTGATAGAATTATTACTATCTCTTCTGGTGATATTAGACAAGCTATTAATAATTTAGAAGCTACCTTCTATGGTTATAATGAAATAACTGTTGATAATGTTAATCGATTATGTTATCAACCTCATCCTACTATTATTTTTAATATTATTAAATTATGTGTCTCTAAAAAATTATATGATTCTATTGATGAAATTAATAAATTAAAATTAGATGGTTATTGTGCTAGTGATATTCTATTATCTATGATTAATATTTTAAAAGATATACAAATTGATGAAGATATTAAAATCAATTTTATTAAAATCATATCTGATACTTATATTATTGTATCAGATGGTATTGATTCTAATATTCAATTATATTCTTGTTTAGGTAAAATGATCAATTATATTAAAAATTCTTGATCAAATATATTAAAAATTCTTGATCAAATTATTATTAAATTAATTTATTTATTTAGATGATAAATATATATTTTTTATATTTATCATATAGTGATTTTGAATAATAATATATAGTATAGAAATGTTTTAATATAATAAGATGATAATTATATAAATTTTTATAAGTTATCATCTAGTTAATTTGAATACTTATATATAGTATAGAAATGTTTTAATATAATAAAACCATATATATAAATTTTTATAAGTTATTATCTAGTGAATTTGAATACTTATATATAGTAAGATGATAATTAAATATAGTATAGCTCGTGCTCGATACTCTCGCGCTTACTCGCATATATATTTATAAAAAAAAAATCATAAAAATAATATAATAAAATTATAAAATTATATTTTATTGTACTATCACAAAATATTTATTCATTCATCATCATCAAATAAATCTTTATTCATTTCTTCTTTTTTTTGATATTTATTAGATGGAGTTATAAATCTAACATCTATTTTATTTGGTTGCCATTCTTCATTATATGTAAAGAATTCTACTTGATAATCATTTACTTCATAATAGGAATATCTTGATTTTGCTTGATTTTTAAAACAAGAAATATTATCAACAATATCAATAATTTTAGGTGGATTAATATAATCTGCTACTTGTTTTCTTAAAATTCTACCAATAGTTTGAATAATATCACCTTTTAATGGAGTAGCTAAGACAAGAGTATCTAAATCAGGAATATCTAATGCTTCTTGTGCCATTTCATAAGTACCAAATATTAATTGTTTTTCTTCAGATATTTTTAATTGAGGTTTTTTCATACCTCCAACATATAATCCCATATTATCTAAATATTTTAATTGTTTTTTATAATCATTTATTAAATTTTCACAATGTTCTCTTCTACCTGATAAGATTAAAACTTTTCTATTAGGTTCATTTTCTAATGTGATATCAATAATATTAGATATATATTTATTTCTTTGTTCAATTTCAACAATATTAGAAATCATAGTAGGTATTTGAAATTCTTTTCTATATCTATTAAATATTGCTTTATATTTTGGATGTTCTATATTAAATTCATAGAATTGAGCTATCACTTTATCATTTGGTTTTAAATCTTCTTTATATAATATATCTCCTAGATAATTCATAAATACTTTCTCTAAACCATCTTTTCTTTCTGGTGTTGCTGATAAACCTATTAAATATGGTGATTGTATTTTTCTTAATGCTTTACTAAATACTTTTGCACCTAAATGATGACATTCATCAAATAAAACTAATGGAAAACTTCTAAATATCTCCATATCATATGATTTCATAGAAATGGATTGTAACATACCTATAACTATATCTTTACCAACTATATCTATTTTATCTTGTTGTATAATACCTATTTTAGCATTAGTATAGTTTTCTATTCTTTCTTTCCATTGTTCTACTAAGAAATTTTTATGAACGATTACTAATGTTTTAAATTGTAATTGAGTAGCTAAATATATACCAATAACAGTTTTACCTTTACCAGGTGGAATTGAAATTAATCCTCCACCAAATGGTTTTAATGTTTCTAATGGTTTTTTAAAATCATAACATAAACTCTTTAATGTTATATTTATTATTTTCTCTTGATAATCTCTTAATTTTCCTTTAAATTCTATATTCATCTTATCTAATTCATTTATTTTTAATGATATATTACTAGGCATACCAAATTTCTTTACTCCATAATATCTCGGTATTACATAATTTCCTACTGTTGATTTTTGATATAATAAAAATTTATTATCTTCATCATCTGGTTTTTTATCAGGATCTATTATAATAGTTAAATCATTAATCATTATATTAATATCATCTTTTGATAAATTTTTAGGATCTATTATATAACCTTGATAATTTATTCTTGACATCTTATTGATTATTATATATATTATAATATATAAATCTTTATGTTAATATATTCAATTTAGCAATTTTTTATAAATTATTTTATAAGTTTAATAATAAACTTATAAATAATAATAATAATATTTTATTAATATTAAAATATATTTTTTTAATATAGAGTGAATAATAAATAATTTTCTATAATAAATAATATAATAATTATATTTAAAAATGGATAGTTTAAGTAGTTTGAGTAATTTTGTTAAAGATATGAATAATACAAAAACAAGTAAAAGTATTATTGAATTTATGGATCACAAAATGATTAAAACATTATTATATTTCTTTTTAGTTTTATATGCCTGGTTAGTTGTTCCTGCATTACCAAAAAGTGCTATTAAAATATTTAATAATCCTTTTTTTAGATTATTAGTATTCTTTATTATAGCTTATTATGGTTCTAATGGAGATGTAACTGTATCAATATTAATAGCAGTATGTTTCGTTTTATCATTAATAGCATTAAATAAAAATGATACAGAAGAATCATTATTAAATTTATTAAATATATATAAAAAAAAATTAAATATAAAATCTACTAAAAATACAACTACTAAAAATCAAGAAGATAAACAAGAAACTAAACAATTAAATATAGTAACAGGAAATATATTAAATGATAAATATAATATGATTGAAGGATTTGATAATGAAAATATGATTGAAGGATTTGATAATAATGAAATAATAGAAT